CGGGTCATAAGTTTGTAGAAACACCACAAGCAATGGAAATGGCGCATAAATTCGGAGCTGATTTGAATAAAGCATTTGGCGGAGAATTGCCGCAACCTGCAACGTCCGAAGAACCAATTGAACAAGGGGCGGCATAATGACACCACCTAAAAAAAAGACTGGCAGTAGTAGTTACACACCGAGTGGCAGTAGTAGCGGTATCAATTATGCTCTTGGCCCAGTAACGGGAAACAATGGTTCGTATGCTTCTTCATCATTAGATGGTTTGTGGAGCAACCTTGTTAATGGTGTCCCNGGTAAGGCAAGTCCACTTGCAATGAACGAAATTGCCAACATTGTTAGTTCGTTGGCAGGCAAAGTTGTTTCTCCTGCAGATGCTAAAAGTGAACTTTCTAAATTATTCTCACAATATGTTCCTGGGCCAAATTCAAACTTAGCCCAAGCAATTGCCAATCAAGGTGGTGCCGGTGGTGCCGGTGGTGGTGGTGGTGGTGGTGGTTCCGGTGGTGCTTCGTCATTGGAGATTAAACAAGACAATGCCCAAAGCACAATTGATGGATATCTAACTGCTTGGGGATTAAGCAATATGTCCGGTTGGGCGTATAACCAAATTGTTGCTGAGGGAAACACGGTTAGTACCGCTTCCATTGTTGATGCTTTACGTCAGACACCTCAGTACGCTGCGGTTTATCCGGGTAACGCTGAATTGATGGCGGCTGGAAAAGCGATTATTCCTGAACAACAATATAAAACTCTCCAAACACAATACGTTGATATTGCTGCAACATTTGGGTTGGACACTTCTTATTTCAGTACTGCAAACGTCGGTGATCTAATTGGAAAATTTGGGACTCAATCTCCTATTGACGCTATTCGAACAACGCCTACCTATGCTCAAGCATTTCCAGGCAACGTCACTTTGATGGGCGAAGGCAAAGCACCAATCCCTGAATCTACGTACATGAACATCACTCAGGGTTACAAAGATGCAGGAAACCAATTTGGATTACCCGCCAACTTTCTTAGTAATCAAGAAATGGGAACATTGATTTCAGGTAACGTCAGCGTCCCTGAATTCACCCAACGGGTACAGAATGGTTATGCCGTGGCTCAAGCTGCCCCCGCCGAAACTAGAAACCTTTTACAGCAATACTACGGAGTCAATACGGGCGACCTTGCTCATTACTACCTTGACCCAACTAAAGCCTGGTCAAACCTACAAAAGCAAACCCAGGCTGCTGTTATTGGCACAGAAGCCACTTCAACGGGATTTGGAAACTTAAACCTTCAACAGGCAGAAAACCTTGCTCAGCAACAAATTGCTTCGCCTGGGTTAGATGCTAACTATTTCCGTCAAGGCTTTTCTAAAGCCGCAACATTAAGTCCATTGGAGCAAGCGGGCGTAGGAACTCGTGGTCAAGCAACCGTATCGCAACAACAATTAATTGACTACGCTTTCCCTGGTTCCAATGCTCAAGGCGGAACAAATACTGCTAGTGAAGATGCTGCTTTGAAACTTGCTACCGAGGCTCGATCCGCTGGTTTATCCGGTGGTGGTGGATATGCTCAAACCGCCAAGGGTGCTGTAGGAGTTGGACGTGCAGGAAGCCAGGGCACGTCAGGAACGTAATGCCTTGGCATCTGATACAATATGCGTAGTGGAGCTTTGGCCGGTGGAGACCGTGAGCTAAGGCCACTACCCGGCAAGGGTCGGCATCCTTGTTGCGTAGAAGCCAAACAGATTTTAATAATTATCCGTATTCATCACCTCCGGTGAATATGCGTACCGATTTGGAGAGACTAAAATGGAAGAATCCGACGAGTTTTATCAAGACGAGGAAACCGACCACCTAGACCCAAACATCCGAGCAGAACTTCGGAAGTCAAAGGAAAGGGCCAAGGAAGCAGAAATGGCGAAAGCCGAACTTGCTGAATTGAAGCGTGAACTGGCGTTCACCAAGGCTGGAATCCCCGAAGATGGTGTTGGCAAATTGCTTCGTAAAGCATACGATGGCGAAACCAATTCAGAGGCAATCCGAGAGGCCGCCGCTGAGTATGGAATCCAATTGGGTGTAACGGCGCAGTCAGCTGAACACGATCAAGTTCAAGAAGAACTCGAACGGCATCGCAATATTGCAGGGGCCACGGGGCAAAATGTCTCAGGTCCAACGATGGAACAAGAGTTCCTATCGGCAATGGCAGGTGCTAATTCGGAAGCAGAAGCCATGGAAGTCATCAACAAATTTGGGGGAGATGTAAAAGTTTTTTCCAGTGGTATGCGTTAATCCGGGGAAACAAACCCTAAGGAATTAATATAATGGCATATACCTCTACGGGCAACCTTGCCCTAGCCCAAGCAGCGTATGATCGGCTTGCCCGATTTGCTCTGCGTCCCGAACTGTACTTTGACCAGATAGCAGACATTAAGCCTACTAACCAGTCAATGCCAGGTTCGTCAGTTACGTTCCCAATCGTCAGTGACCTTGCCGTTGCTTCTACGGCATTGAATGAGTCCACCGATGTTACGCCTCAAGCAATTTCTGAGTCCAACGTCACGGTTACTCTTGCTGAGTATGGTAACGCTGTTCTGACGACTGCCGCCCTGCGTGGCGAGTCTTACGTCGAGATTGACCCTATCGTTGCCAACGTGATTGGTTACAACGCTGGTGTCAGCATTGACGAAATTGCTCGTGACGTGCTTAAGGCCGGTACGAACGTCGCCTACACCGGTGGCGCTGGTAGCCGTTCTGCTATCAACTCAACAACGCTGTTGAAGGCATCTGACATTCGTGCGGCGAAGGCTCGTCTCCGTTCACAGAATGTCCCTAACTTCAACGGTTACTACACCGCTTACATCCACCCGAACGTCGCTTACGACTTTACGTCTGAGACTGGTTCGGCGGCATGGCGTGACCCACACACCTACTCACAGCCTGGCGAGATTTGGGCCGGAGAATTGGGCGCTTTTGAAGGCTTCCGATTCATCGAAACTCCTCGTGCTCCTGTATTCCAGGGTGTCGGTTCGTCCAGCTCAACGGGATACGCCCCAGTTTACGGCGTCCTTTGTGTTGGTCGGCAGTCGCTTGCGAAGGCATGGTCAATGATTGACGGAAACACGGAACAGCCTCACGTTGTTCCTGGTCCGATCACTGACTTCCTCCGTCGGTTCGTGCCGTGGGGTTGGTACTGGTTGGGTGGATACAGCATCTACCGTCAAGCCTCAATCCAGCGAATCGAAACTGGCTCATCGTTGACTTACAACGACCCANCCATCGACGCTTAGTCACTAGTTAGCGAGGGAAGGTATGGCGTACCGAGGGTACTGTGGACATTGTGGTTCTTACGATATGATTGCGGGACAAGATATGTATCAATGTCTCCAATGTGGGAAACACACACACACCCAAGGTCACGCCATGCCTTCCCAAACTGACGCACCTATCAAGGAGTCTTAATGGGAGTTTCAAGCCCTACAGGTAATGGCGAAGTTCGTGGTATGGAGTATGCAGGTCAGCCTGGTACGTCCTTGCCTTTACGTCCTGAGCGAGCAAAAGCAAACAACGCAAGTTCTATTGGTACGCATGATATGGACAGCTCTATGGCTGCCGATGGCATGGTGGATATGCGTGACGATGGTGTGTTTACAAAGATTACGGTTCCTGAGAACCAGCACATCACGAACAGCAAGTCCGATACCGGCGATCCCTACATGGGTTCCAAAGTTATTATGAAAGGTAAGCCCAACCGATGAGCGTTCCAGGATCAATTGGCACTACCCGTCCGATGACCATCGAGGAAATGTCGGGTCACATGAACGACGATTACTCTTACCCAAGCGTTGTGGCTAAAGTCACTTCTGCTGGCGATGTAAATCGTGGCATCAACGAAATTGCTACGGCTCGTGGCGTTACGGCTCCTCTTGTGATTCANGACATTTCTGAAGATCCCCACACCAACGAAGGTTGGCAACCGGACAATGCCGGAAANCCAAACCCTTATAAAGTGANGGAAGCATAATGGCAGGCGGATCGGATTACAAAAGTTTTCAAACAGATGTTTGTCACGGCNGCTTGCATGGGCGCTTGCCCTACTTGTGGCGCTATGCCGGAAATCAACTTCCATCCTGACGGTTTCCCAATGCAACCCAAGGATGACTCGGTAGACACGATCAACAATTCAGCAGGATAGGTAACTCATGGCCCGCTTACGGTTTGATTCCGTAAAGGGCGAACTGAGTGCCGCTATCGCTCCAACCGATACGGTAATTAACTCCCCTGGCTTAGCCCGTTTGGGTAACGTCAGTGGGGGTGACGTAGCACTTGTTTGTCTCTTTGCGTTCGACAGCAATGGAAATATCCTCCCTTCAGGAGCAGAGAATGTCTATGTGACTTCTCACGTCGTTGGCTCTACTTCAGCCATTGTCACGCGAGCAGGCGATGGAACTACCGCTCTTGCTTGGCCCGTGTACAGCGCGTGGGCACATGGATGGGGAGTTGCTGATGTCACGGACATTCAGTCCAGTGTCACAGCTGAAACCAATAGGGCTACTACCGCAGAAGCAGGATTATCAACTTCAATCACGGCGGAACAAGTACGGGCTACCGCTGCCGAAAGCACGCTTACTACCAATCTTGCTACTGAAACCTCTAGGGCTACTACCGCCGAAAACCTTCGAGCCTTCAACGTCACTCGTACCGCAGTCAAGACCTCAGCCTACGGAGCCTCAGTCGGTCAACTTGTACCCGTTGATACCACTTCTGGCGCAGTAACCATTTCTCTCCCCAACAACCCTGCAAATAACTCGGTTGTCGCAGTAATCAAAATAGCAGGAAGCAATAACGTCACGGTTTCCTGCCAGGGTTCAGACATTATTAACAAAGCAGGTGGAGCCACCACTTACGCTTTGAGTAGCACCAACCAAGCAGTCACCCTCCAATACGATCTTTCCACGCTGGTTTGGACTGTCCTCGCAGACGCCGCTCTAACGGGTCCACAGGGCTTTCAGGGTAACCAGGGCAACCAGGGATTTCAGGGCGCTACAGGGCCACAGGGGGCCACTGGGAGCCAAGGTAGTACGGGTAGTCAGGGCCCACAAGGATTCCAAGGGAATATCGGGGCTCAAGGCTATCAGGGTTCACAAGGGAACCAAGGCTACCAAGGACTTACCGGAACCCCAGGGACCCAGGGATACCAGGGCTACCAAGGCTTCCAGGGAAATCAAGGAACCCAGGGCGCAGCCTCAACCGTTCAAGGCCCACAGGGATTCCAGGGCAATACCGGAGCACAGGGTTCAACTGGAGCGCAAGGCTCGACTGGTTCTGCTGGTCCACAAGGCTACCAAGGCTATCAAGGCTTCCAGGGAAACCAAGGAACGCAGGG